CTATCCATACCAAGCCTTCCGCTACAGAAACAGCCGGTTCTGTTGCTGATGCGTGGATAGCATTTACAGCTATGTCAACAGATGGAAAGGATTGCTTTACAGCCCGTTTGACGGTTCTTATTTGATCGTCGCCCTCAGATACATCATCACTAGCTGTAGGATCAGTTATAGAAAGTTCGTCAATATAATTTGCTGGATCTAATGCCATTATGGATATCCTGTCGTGTTCATAACCCTCAACCCAGAACCTGAGTGACGATCAAAGTTATCTCTATCTTGTAGGTCTTGCGCTACCCTCTCTAGCATACCAGCCCATAGCTGTACCCTAGCATCATTCATAAGGAAAGGCTCTGCCTCTAATAGAGCGCCATATAAATAGATGTCTGGATTCTCTGTTAGCATTTCTTCAGTAGTATTGGTGATAGATAGATTATCTATCTTCTTTAAGTAAAGCATAGAGGTTGTATAGGCTGCATCTGGTGATGGACCTACCTTTATCTTTCTTGTCCCAGCATCAGAAAACAAAGTAAATGCTTGGGGCTTACCCACAGTACTACCAGCCCACATCCTGCTCATCATTTCTGGAGTGATGTAAGATAGCGCAACTACAGGATCGGAAGTCAAATGAAATTCCTTCATTCCAGTAAACCCTGTTGGTAAACTATAGTCCCTTGTACCTCCAACCATAGTAATAGCCGTACTTACATTCTCCATAAGGGATATACGCAGAACGCGATTCATTTTCGCCTCTGCCAAAACTATAAACTCCGGTATCCTATCCGTCAGATCATCACGATCCAACCAATTAGCTACCGCAGTCTGAAGTTCAGCGTATGTCCCAATAGCCATTAGACGTTACGGGCTGAGAAGAATACGTTTTGATTTAAGACTGGATAATTTCTTTGTGTGCGTCCTGCAACGCCGAATGTGTATAACCACATAATTAAACCCTCGTTGGTGTCGTTCTAAAATATTTATTATTGGGATCGTTGAGATACTTCTTCATAAGATTATGATCCTTTTCTATTTCCCCATTCGTTTCCTTCATCCATTGAGTCCATACATTTAATGGGATGGAAGCAACTCTTACACCTTCACCAGACTTACCGGGAGTAAGCAAGTCACCATAATTATTGTAAGACTTTTTATTCTCATCCAATATAGGCTCAACATCCTGATATGTATTTACGGTAAACTCTTTTTCATCCGAACTGGAATGAAAAGTAGTATGCAACATATTAGGTTCTACTTTTTTATTCATCGTAAATGATGCCTTGGATCATCACCCTCTACAATTTTACCCATGTCCTCTTTAACCTTAGAGAGACTCTCTCCCTTTGTCAGGTGTTTAACCCTTGACTGCTTAACAGAACCCCGCTTTACAGACTTACCTTTTTTACCAACCATAAACCTTACCTACTTTAGCTGTTTGGGTACTTATAACATTATCAATACTTCCATTATGCTCCGTACTTCCTAAAGCACCATCCTGTCCAGGACCGTACTTTTTAAGTTTAGGCTCACCCTCTGCATAAGGCGGAGGATTCATGTCAGGACCAATAGCTGTTGCACTACCCTTACTGGGTGGTTGTCCTATATTTGCCATCTTATTTCTCCTGTGAGGCAAAGCCCCCCGAAGGGGGCTAAACCAAGACTATTTAGATTGCGCTCTTTAACTGACCACTACCGTTGCCATTCTTAGCCCGCAAACCGTACTCAGCAATCAAAAGCTGTTTTACACTATCGCCAGACTTGGCAAGAGTTTCTGTACGGAAAGGACGTAAGTAGTCGATAGACCACAGATCAAAGTCAATGAAATCAAGGTTAGTAGCAGGTATAAACCGATCAGGCACAACCTTGAATGTACCAAAATCCGTAACAAGAACATCAACAGCATTTACAGCAGTGATATTATTCTTAGAACCAATATCATTTCTGGGGGTAGCAACCACAGCACCACCAACAGAAGAACTACTGATAGTAGCCTTTACTGTACTATTGCATAACATAGTATCAGGCGTTCCACCCAAGTCCCAGATACGAGCAACAACATTGTTTACCAGAGCAAGAGTGGTAGTAGTGTTAGTACCACCAGTGGTAGCACTTGAAGTGCCATCTGGATAGGTTGAACTACCGCTATTAGTAAGACCAGAACCGTCAGAAGCCGCTACGACATTCGACGTTGAAGCCGAATTCGTACCAATCCAAGTAGCGAAAGATGCGGTTTCTCTGGCAGTACCAGAAGCACCAATAGCTTTAACCGTACCATCAAGAAGCATCTGCTCCATATCGCGCTTCATTTCTTTGGCGCGTTTGGCAAGCTGGTAAGCCTGAGTAGATTTACGACCAGCAAAATCGACCGCTTCCGCAGTTCCAGAACTCTGGACTTGCGTTGCGGAGATTTGAGTGTAGTTTTGAAGACGCCGAGGCTCTGTCGCAGCAGTAGAAGCATAGTCATCCCCTTCTTTCTGTCTGTTCGCAGCCGGAGTCTTCAACTCGTCTGTCTGCCATTCAAAGCTCGTATTGTCGGCAGAGCCACGTCCACAACCATTCAAGAATGGCGTGTCCATTGGACTTATATTGTATATAATATTACTTAGGTCTTCCCTGATGCCTATAGCACCATAGGTTTCCCTAGTATTTGTGGGAACTGTCATAGCATCCCCTCCTTAGTTAAATGTCTATAAAATCCTCTAGTAGTGCAGACGCATCATCAATATGGCCTGTACCCCGGAGACGTTTCATTTGTGCAGTACGTTTATTCTTGTCGCTGGAACTCCTTGTTATTCCTTTACCAGAACGAATAACTTTAGGTTTGTTCTTTAATTTTTTAGATTTTACATCTGAATTTTGCATAGCATCATACTTCTGAGCTTTCATAAGAACAAGCAAAGACCTATGGTCTACTAGAGAATTTAACTCTTCCTCAGTAAAGCCCTGACTGGAAGCATAACCGCGAATATCAGAAACAAGTTTCTTCTGTTTTTCTGGTTCAGCCCATTCAGGCAAAGCCTCAACAAGTTTTCCATTTTCTTCTTGTAATGCTCTTGAGCGCACTCGTCTTTCGTCTTCAATGTTTTTTTGCTGGGCCATATACTGCTCCCTTTGCATTGATTGGACTTTTTCCTGTGCTTCTCTAAACTCTTCTTTCCTAGTCACGTACCCGATAGGATCACTATCTTTTAGTGATTCCCAATCGATATTTGCAAACTTATCAAGATTTGATGCAGTATTTCCAATAATCTGATTCAACGACTCAAGGTACTGCTGACGCTCTGCCCTAGCTTGGTGTATTTCGGAGGCGTGTTGCGCCTGCAATTCCCCCATTTGCTTTCGCTCTTTGGCTACATCTTGCGTCTTACGAGTATAATCCGATTGGCGGCTATAACCGCTCATAAGTTCATCGAGGGTAACTTGTTGCTCCTCACCATTTACGGTGACAGCATAAAGTGTCTCTTCACTTCCTTCATCGGGTTCCTCAGACTCTTCCTCAGATTCCTCCTCGGCTTCCTCCTCGGCTTCCTCCTCAAATGATTCATCTTCCTCTACAGGTTGAGACTCTTCTTCTTTGGTAGGTTGAGCTTCCTCTTCCTGTGGCTTTTCCTCTTCAGGTTCCACTAGGCTGAGTAATGCTTCTTGCGCTTCAGTAATACTTCCACCTAACGCTGGTATCGGCTGTAAAGCTGAATGCGGGGCTTCTTGCGTATCCGCCATAATTAAATTCCTCTTGTCAGATATATGGGTGTTGCTTTTCCATCATCTTGGTCATGTGTCCAGTTTCTATTATGGAGTTTATATGACCATGAATCCGATCAAGCAGTCTCATTGCAAGCCAGATTGATTCTCTAGCTTCCAAATCTGTCGAACCGCTGTGATTCCAGCGATTCATTAAATCTTCTTTTAAAACTTCAAATGCTTCATTTAACAACTCGTCGTCTATTAATGATTTGGCGCGACGTTCCCGTTGTTCTTGATCCATTATGAGGGTTTAGTCCTCAGCATATGGAAACGTCTATTTTGACGAGCCCTTCTCTCTTTAGGGGATTGGGCAGCGACTTCTAAGCGTTTTATTTCCTTGTCTAAATCATCACTCTTTTTTACTTTCTTTCCTTGGGGGATTGGCATCTTAGGGGGGATAGTAGTCCCCTTCACCCCACTGGAATAATAATCACCTACTTTTGCAGTGAAAGCCATTACGTGTCTCCTATCGCTACGGCCCTATTCTGCTGCCGTTCAAGATTTAGTTCTTCTATTTTCAGTTGTGCATCCACTGCATCTGCCGTAGCAACCTGTTGAATCT